TTCCAGTAGATGGAGACATCATCACCATCGATGTCGATGCGCCGGATAAGGTCGAAGAGTAGAACACGGACCTGTTCCAATGTGCCATTCTCAAGTGCCTCTGAAAAGCTCTGAACGGCTTTCTCAGCGACTTTCCTGTCATGGGCATCTTCCTGTTCATCCGCTAATACCTGACGTTTCTGATTGAGTGTTTTCACACGTTCGGAGATCTCATCAAGGTCGATGGTGCCGGCTTCGTACAGGTCCATCAGCCTCTTGATCCGTTTGTCGATGTCCTCCATCTCCATTGCGAAGATGTCTGCTTTCGGCTCCGGAGAACGGCCTGTAGCATTCGGGTCTAATTTCAACTTCCTTATTTCATCAAAGACGAGGCTGTCCAGGTCTTTTTCGTTCCAGAACCTATTGTCGCAGGCACACGTCCTGCGGGCCTTGTCCCGGACACGGTTCACACATCCGTACCTTGAATACAAGTATTTCTTGCCATTCACGGTGGAGTGGTATGTCTTCTTGGAATACCTTGCACCGCACCTTGCGCAGTAGACCAGCCCGGAAAGGTAGGAGCTGGCCTTGCCGATACGTGCGTTCTTCAGAAGTGCCTCCTTCTGACGTTTCCTCCGTATCAGTTGTGCTGCATCGAATGTTTCTGTATCGAGGATCGGTTCGTGGGTTCCATGCAGCCAATCGCCCTGGAAACGGACCATCCCGATGCTGTTCCTATTGTCGATGATGTTCCGGATCTGGGAGTCGTGCCACTTCCCGGCACGGGAGGATATCCCGGATGCGTTCAAGTCCTTCGAGATCCGGGAGGTGGGCACACCGGCGATGTACCTGCGGAACACTTCCCGGACGATCTCCGCTTCGTGTTCGTTCACGATGAGTTCGCCATCGGTGTAATCATAACCGTACGGGATATTATTCCCTCCGGAGAACTTCCCGGACTTTGCCCTGGCTTGTTTACCCATCATCATCCGCTCCTTTATCTGCTCACGTTCGAACTGGGCAAATGTGGCCATGATACCGAGTGCTGCACGGCCGAATGGTGTATCAGCTGAAAAGTTCTCATTCATGGACACAAAGTCCACACCGTTCGCCAGGAACACCTTCTCAATGAGATACAATGTATCCAGCTGGGAGCGGGAAAGGCGGTCCAGTTTATAGACCAGCACCTTGTCCACCTTGCGAGCCTTCACGTCCCGGATCAGACGCTGGAGCCCGGGCCTGTCCATGGATCCGCCGGAGAAACCGGGGTCCGTGTATGTGTCATACACGTACCAGCCCATCGCTTCAGCGTACCGGTTCAGGCGCTCTGTCTGTTCCTGGATGGAGTAGCCCTCGTTCGCCTGTTCTGTTGTGGAAACACGAACATACAATCCAGCCTTCATTATTTTTCACCGTCTTTCTTCACAAGTTTCGCTGCCAGCTCTCCGAGAGTCGAACAGAAGTCTGTGGACAGATTCTCAAGAAATCTTACGTTTTCGTCTGAGATGGGAATCCATTCGCCATCGATGTACACTTTGAATACACCGTCAAAATTGCTCAGCTGGTGGTTACTGAACATAAGCATCTCGATCAATACTGCATACTCGTTCGTGTCGCTCCTTCTGAATCTCGAATAGTCTTTCTCCTGATTCTCGCCGATCAGATAATTCACATCGACATTAAACAGTCTTGCGATCTCCTCGAGTTTGTCCAGCTTTGGAATCCTTGCTCCCTGTTCCCAACTCGCAACCGCTGTCTTGGAAGCGCCAAGCCTTATCCCTAAATCCTTTTGCGTCCAACCTCTTTCAACTCTCAACTTCTTGAGCACAGTCTTGAATTCTGCAGTACCCATACTCTCGCCTCCTTGTTTCAACATTATAATAACACAATGCGTGTTAAAAGTAAAGAAAAAATATCACAAAATGTGTTGACATATTAACACAAAGGGTGTATATTGAAGGTGTTACAAAAAGCGTATCGAATGGAGGTGAAAAAATGACAGTAGCTGAAAAGCTGATTGAACTCAGAAACAAATCTGGCAAAACGCAGGCTGAAGTATCTGAAGATCTTAATATTAGCCAGTCTTGCCTTGGCAATTACGAAGCGGGCATCAGAGTCCCGAAGGATGAGATGAAAGTTAAGATTGCCGATTATTATGGGCTGACCGTGCAGGAAATTTTTTTTGATTAGCAGGTACCACAAAATGCGTACCAAAGGAGGTGAACATGGCAGAAAAACTCACAAGAGCCCAGGCGATCCGAAAGCACTGCGTCGAGTGTTCCGGAAGCAGTGTCTACGAAGCCAACAAATGCACAGTGAAGAAGTGCTACCTGTGGCCATACCGGAGAGGATCCGGATGGGAAGATCCTGACACCGGGAAAATCGAAAAAAGGGCTGTTTCAGAAAAGCAAATGAAACAAGCCAAGGAATTGGGCAAGAAAGCAAATAAAAAATCTCAGTCACGATAACAAACAGGACTGAAAGGCTCAAAACCGAAAGGAGGGCAAGATGATCAGACACATTTTGAAAGACGGCACCGAAGTCCCGGACATCGACGGGATGGTGGTCCCGATGGAGGGCCACGAAGTGCTGTATCAGGTGGTGGGTGGATTATGACCCACAGAGAAGCGATCTGCAAGAAGTGCAGGAAGACATGGAACATCAGCATCGGAAGAGACACCAGCAACGGATATGTCTGCCCGATATGCAGCTTCAAGGAAAGGAGACTAAAGGGTGACCAAGGAACAGATCCGCAGAGCGGACGAACAGACACTGCAGGCCAGGTGGAATGAATTGATCAATGACGTCAAAACGTACGCACCAGGGCAATCAGAACAAAACAAAGAATATCTGCTGATAGGGATGTCTTTGGCTCTGCTCAGAAAGCAGACAGACGATGCGATCTGCTACAGCGAGGAGCTGTGGGACAGATACCACGAAACTTTGATGGAGGTAGAAGAATGAATATTATCGGAGCAGCATTGATCCTGAGCGCAGTGGCCGGATTCCTGGCTGGCACAGAATATGACCGGATGCGGAAGATCGCAGCCCGGAACAGAAGATTAAGACGGGAAGAAAATTACCGCAAAAGAAATGCCGCCAGGGCTCGGCGGCAAATGAAGATCGACCAGGATAAGTTCGACTTCATGTACAGTGTACAATACGACGGACCAAAATACAAGGGGTGATCACATGGAAATGTCAAAGAAAGTGATAGATATCGAACTGTACAACGTACTCGAGAAGATGGAACGCAAAGACAGGAAAGTGATCATCAAGTCGTTCATCCCGGATGCGATCAAGGTGGGCTACGGCCTATATGATTACGGGATAGCAAAGAATGAAGGAAGACCGTTTATCTGGTATTCCCACGGCTCAAGCTGTGATTGATAGAAGGAGGAGATATGGAAATCATCAGAGGCAAAATGAAGAGCCCCATCAAGACCGTCATTTACGGCCCGGAGGGCATCGGGAAGAGTACATTCGCTTCCCAGTTCCCGGATCCGCTGTTCATCGACACGGAAGGATCCACGAAGCACATGGACGTGTCCAGGCTCCCTGCACCACGGACGTGGAACGAGATGAGGGACGAGATCCATTATGTCCGGGACAATCCGGATGTGTGCAAGACGCTGGTCATCGATACCGCAGACTGGGCAGAGCAGCTCTGCATCCAGGAAGTCTGCATCAAAGGCGGGAAGACCGGCATCGAGGACTACGGATACGGAAAAGGGTACACATACCTGGCTGAAGAGTTCGGCCGGATGCTCAGGGCACTGGCAGAAGTCAATGAGAAGGGCATCAACATCGTCATAACCGCACACGCTGCGCTCCGCAAGTTCGAACAGCCGGACGAGTCGGGTGCGTACGACCGGTGGGAGTTGAAGCTCCAGAAGAAGACAGCCCCGCTCCTCAAGGAGTGGCCGGATATGCTGCTGTTCGCAAACTATGAGACCATCGTCATCAAGGACGAGAACGGCAAGGCAAAGGCCCACGGAGGAAAAAGGGTGATGTACACTTCCCACCATCCTGTGTGGGATGCGAAGAACCGCTTCGGGCTGGACGAGAAGCTGGATTTCAGTTTCGGATCCATCGCACACTTATTCGAAGAACAGCCGGAGGAAAAACCGAAGAAGAAGAAGGCTGCGAAGAAGAAAGAGGAAGAACCGGCACCGGTTCCGGAAGGATTCACGGAGATCACAGAACCGGAGGAACGGCCCGCAGAGAATCTCGTCAAACTGATTGCACTGATGCAGAAGGACGAGATCGAGGAGTATGAGATCCAGGAGCTTGTGGAGAAGAGAAAGAAGTATCCGGAAGGCACACCGATCACGGCTTATGACGAAGAGTTTATCCAGAAAGCGTTCCTGGAGCAGTGGGACAAAGTAAAGAGCATGATCCTGAAAGAAAGGATCCCATTTTAGGAGGTAAAAGAAATGGCAGAAAACAAAGGCAGAGAATTTAGTTGGGACGATGAGATCGTAGCAGACGATGAGTTTATTATTCTTCCGGAAGGCGATTACCGCTTCCGTGTCGATGGTGTGGAGCGGGCACGGCACCCGGGCAGTGAGAAGCTTCCTCCGTGTCCGAAGGCCATCGTATCCGTCCGGGTGTTCTCGGATCGGGGCGAAGTCGTGCTGAAGCACAACCTGTTCCTGCACAGCATCACGGAGAGCATGCTTTCCCAGTTCTTCACATCCATCGGGATGAAGAAGAAGGGCGAACCGCTGAAGATGGACTTCAAGGGTGCCATCGGCAAGGAAGGAAAACTGAAGGTAGGACTCAGGGAGTACAAGGGCAACCAGTACAACGATATTAAGCGGTTCTACCGTCCGGAGGAGACGTTCAAGGCACTTGGAGATGACGAAGGAGACGATTTTGCGTGGTAAAGATACTGGATGCGTTAAGTGCCATTGACCCATCAGACCTGTCGTATCAGGAATGGGTGGACGTAGGCATGGCACTCAAGCACGAAGGTCTTCCATGCTCTGCCTGGGAAGAGTGGTCCAGGAACGACCGCAGATACCACCCGGGTGAATGTGAAAGGAAATGGGAGACCTTCCAGGGATCCGGCATCACCGCAGGTACAGTCGTTCAGATGGCAAAGGAAAGGGGCTGGTCCTCTTACCGTGAATCACGTGCCCTTGACTGGAACGATGTCATAGAGCTGGATGACGATGGCAGGACAGTCGATCTGTCGTGGATAGAAAGGTCGGAAGTCAGAGAACCATCCGATGATGAATGGGACCCGGTGAAGGATATCACCACATATCTCGAGACACTTTTCGAACCAAGTGAGGTAGTCGGCTATGTCATGCAGTCATTCGACAATGACGGTAAGTTCGTCCCAAAGAACAAGGGCGCATACGACCGGACGGCCGGAGAACTGATACAGGAACTGAAGATGTCCAGAGGAGATATTGGAGCGGTCTTCGGTGACTATGATCCGAGAGGCGGTGCATGGATCCGCTTCAATCCGTTGGACGGACAGGGAGTGAAGAATGCCAACGTGACGGACTTCCGGTATGCACTGGTGGAATCGGATTCCATGGATATCGGGATGCAGAAAGCAGTCCTTGAAAAGATGGAGCTCCCGGTGGCAGCCATGGTCTATTCCGGAGGCAAGAGTATCCACGCTATCGTCCGGATCGATGCCGTGAACGATGTGGAGTACCGCAGCCGTGTCGAGTACCTGTACAAGTTCTGCAGGGATAATAATTTCAATGTCGATTCCCAGAATAAGAACCCTTCACGGCTCAGCCGGATGCCTGGCATCAACAGAGGTGGAAAAAAGCAGTGGCTCATGGCTACCAATGTTGGAAAAGCATCCTGGGCAGAGTGGTATGAATGGACAAAGGATGACAATCTTCCCGAGTTCAGCAGTTTGGCAGATGTCTGGGGGAATATCCCCGAACTGGCTCCGGAGCTGATACACGGGATCCTGAGGCAGGGACACAAGATGCTGCTGGCAGGGCCGTCAAAAGCAGGAAAGTCGTTCGCACTGATCCAGCTGGCCATCGCCATAGCGGAGGGCGGTCGTTGGTTCGGGTTCGGATGTGCACAGGGAAGGGTGCTGTATGTCAATCTGGAGCTTGATGATACATCCTGTTTCCACCGGTTCGAGGACACATACAAGGCCATCGGCATAACACCGAAAGGCATCGACAATATCGATATCTGGAACCTCAGGGGAGAATCGATACCGATGCGGGATCTGGTCCCAAAACTTATATGGAAAGCAAGAGACAAGGATTTCATGGCCGTCATTATCGACCCGATCTATAAGGTCATCGAGGGTGATGAGAACAAAGCCGGGGACATGGCAGTGTTCTGCAACCAGTTCGACAAGATCTGCAAGGCTCTCGATTGTGCAGTCATCTACTGCCACCATCACAGCAAGGGCGCACAGGGAGGCAAGAGGGCCATGGACCGGGCTTCCGGATCCGGAGTGTTTGCCAGGGACCCGGATGCGCTGCTGGATATGCTGGAGCTGGAACCGAAGAACGATGGCGATATCCCGGAAGGCTCTACTGCGTGGCGGGTGTCATCCGTGCTGCGTGAGTTCAAACCGGCAAGGCCGTTCGAGGTTGTGTTCGATTATCCGATACACAAAGTTGTACGGTTGGAAGACGCAAGGGAGAAAGACCTCGACTTCGACGGTCAGAACGAGAAGCGGAAATCCGAAAAGGAAGATCGTATCGAAAAGCTTATCGATTTTGTTTACAACTTCAAGGAATACCGGAACGGAAAAGGAGGCAAGTATCCTAACGTAGGCGAATGCGCCAAGCACGTTGGTGTCGGAACGGATGCGATATACAGGTATATCAGGGAAGATGTTCCGAATAAACTTGAGGCAAAAGAAGGTGTTATCAAGCCGTTGTTGTAGTAGTTGCAGACGTATACTGCAACAACTCGAAATACTGTTGTTGTAGTCGAGATTCCCGACTACTGCAACAAGATAACAAGATTGTTGTTGTAGTCCTATAGGGACTACTGCAACAACAGCCCTTGTTGTTGTAGTCCCTTATATATAGTATGCAACTGCAACTACGCACGGTCCGTG